GAGTTTTGGCTCCGCAAATACTACCCGCGCCGGAAAGAGACAAAAGTGGTGGATGGATATTACGAATACGATTCGTTTTGTGTCGGATACAACCGAAAAATTGACGGATACGCTTCCAACCATTTCGAATATTCGTACATCGTGGATTTCATGCGCGCCGCCGGAAAGATAAACGAACTCAAAAAAGCAGAATAATAGAAAAAAAACACAAACCAACGCTCCGGGGATCCACCCCGGAGCAGAACAGGGGAAACAACTGAACTTGACACAACGGGAAAAAGGGAGTAAAGTACACACAAAACGAAAGGTAAAGAAAAATGAGCTTGAACGACATTATCAAAAAAATCATCGCAGCCCCTGAAACCATCGTCGGCCTGACGGAGGACATGGACCGGATCAAAACGGAAGGAGGCAAATAACTATGCAACACACCTACACATGCCCCCATTGCGGGAAGGATATCACAGCCATCATCGATCAGGCTTTCCGAAACCAGCGATCCCAGGCGGGCAAGGCTAAGACCGCGAAAAAGACCGCTGCGCAGCGTTCGAACATGGCCCGGCTCAATGCCGCCTACAGCCCGGAGAAACGCAAAGCAGCCGCGGAAAAGCGCCGTGCCACCATGGAGGCAAAAAAAGAAAGCCGCCGGCTCTTAACTTGCTCTTAACTTGCTCTTAACTTGCTCTTATTTCAAAAGGATCCCGGATTCGATATTCGATTTTCGGGATCCTTCTCTTTTTCAATTCTTTGTTCTTTTAAAATCCGTATTTGTTCTTCGTCAGAATATGCCTGTGCAAGTATGACAATTATTCCGAACAAAATGAAACCTATAATAACCTCTTTTTTCGTCTGTTCTGAAGAAATATCCCACTCCTCTCGAAAACGGTATCTCACTACAATTACCATCACGACAAAAAAAAGCACCCCAATTAGATAAAGCATCTATTCGTCCTCATTATCTCTACTATTTGTCTCAGCGATTGTTCGTATGAGATTGAGGATGGAAATCCGCTGATCCGGCGGCAAATAGCCCCATAAATGCCGGATCTCTTCAACCTCGAATTCAACCTTATCCAGTTTCGAAAAATCGACCTCAATCTCCAAGCAGGATATATCATCCACATCACAATGCAACGCTTCGGCAATTTGCCGTATGTTATCGATCTTTGGTTCCCGCTGACCATTCAGCCAGCGGCGCAGGGACTCCGGGACGATTCCGTTCGCCTTTGCGAAAGCAAACGGCTTCATTCCGGTCCCGTCAATCCGCCTGGATAATTCTTCTCGGTTGATTTTTCTCTTCATTTTTCTAAAATCTCCACCATAATATACCATATACCGGAAACAAATCAAGCTCAATAAAAAATAAATTCAAACTTTTTGCACCATCCCGCTTGACACCGCACTGGTGACATGGTAAATTACACCAAAACACACCAGAAAGGAGAAACATGAAAAACGACAAAACGGAAAGTTTGAGGCTGCGCGTCTCGCCAGCAATGCGGCAGCGCGTGGTCAAGTATGCGGAAAAACACGACATCTCCGAGGCCCAAGTGATCCGAATGGCCCTGAAAAAATTTTTGCCGACAAACACACCAAAAAGCACCATAATATAATCGACGAAAGGAGCCGCAATGCCACTTAAAATGGATCTGCCATACCCTCAAATGGAGCGATGCGCAGCAGCGGAGGAGATTGCAGCGCAGGGAATCAAACAACTGCGCGAATACGGTCTGTCAGATACGGCCAGTATTATGAACGAGCTCCGGGAAGCCAGCGAATCATTGCGCAAAACTTTGATCCAAATTGCCGAATCACAGCTCGAAAACGCTACCGGCACATTGCGCACCCAGACGGATGTTCTCCGCAGACTCGAATGTTTCGGGCTGATCTTCCGGGAGAAGGTATATCTCGAATTCCTGAAAAAAGTGAACTCGCTCACACTCAAAGGCGGATGCTATGACCTGCCGCTCGATTCGGCCATTCAGGAGATCCTGTGTCTGGGCGATTCCAGAGTTTTTTACTATCTGAATGCCCTCGCCGTGAACCGGAAATATCCGCGGAGCATTATCAGCAACGACCTCAAGAAAATACTCCCCATCGAATGGACCGCCCACAAAATCTGGCAGGAGATCCGCAAATTCACCGACTACAAAAAGAGCACCTCACACGGCGTTGAATACGCCACCTTTTTCGGACATCCCATAACCCCCGTCAACTACTTGAGATAACGAAAGGAGCCCCACCATGCAGAACTATGTAAAGATCGGTGAACTCAACCGCGCCCTCGAACAACGCCGCAGAGCCGAGGCCAGAAAAGAAAACATCATTTGCCGCCTGGCGGATATCGCTACAGGTTTCGCCATCGGTTTCCTCGTCGGCCTCGCTATCTACATGATCCGCTGAGGCTGACATGAAGTCAAACACCCTCGCGATCCTTACCCTGGCCGACGCCGTATTCCCCGGCGGCCGCGCCGAGCTGCTGGATGACCTCATGCCGCTATGCCGCGACAAGGTCTACTTTTCCCCGGAGGCTGTAGCCAAGCGGTACGACGTCTCCCTGTCATGCGTTAAGGTCTGGCGGGCGAAAGGCCTGCTGGTCCCATCTCTCAAGATCCCCGGCGGATCCGTCAGGTACACCCTATCGGACCTCGCCACCTTCGAACAATCTTCGGGCAGGAAGGAGGCGGAGCAGGCACAATGAACCACCTGTCCGAAGACTCCGAAGCCCACGGAGTCAGAGGACCACATCAAGAACCACCATGGAAAGGATTTTTCACATGGATTCCCGAATTACGAAATTGACAACCTCCCAGGTCAAATGTTTCAAAACCTGCCGAAAACGCTATGAACTTGAGTATGTCCAAATGCTCAAACCAATCAAAACCCCCACGCCCCTGGAGATCGGCACACTCTACCATTACGGGCTGGAACAGCTGCTCAATGGCCGTTCGGCCGTCGACGCAGCGGCGGATCTCCTGGAGATCGCTCACGCCTCAGCAGAAGAGAAGGGGATCGATTACGATCCCATGAACGTCTATATCGCCATCGAAATGGCCCGCGCATGGGACCGCGATTCCAACTGGCGCTCCTGGAAGATCGAGGCGGTTGAAAAGCAGTTCGAGGTCACCACCGGATACGCCAAGCGCCTCCTGGGAAAGATCGACGGCATCATCACCCACCCCGGAACGGGCAAGCCCTATCTCATCGAACACAAGACCACGGGCATGTGGGGCAACGACGGCACAAAGTATCTGGAAAATCTCCTCTGGGATGAACAGAGCACAAACTATCTCTACGCATACCGCAGGATGCTGGAAGACGGCATCCTGACCGGCGCCGCAGTCGAGGGTATTTTCTACGATATCATCGAAAAGCCGAGCATCAAGCCCTACACCGCAACCCCGCCGGAAAAACGCAAATATACCCGCGACGGCATGCTCTACTCCAACATGCACGAAACGGACGAATCCGCCGAGGATTACCGGAAGCGTGTCCGCGCCTGGTATGAGGAGAAGAACCGGATCCACACCGCATTCGTCTACCGCACCCCGGCGGACATCGAAGAGCACATCCGCGACTTCAATTTGACGGTCAAGGACATCGTGTCCGCCGAGCGGGAAGGGACCTGGTATCGGAACCCTGCCGCCTGTGCCGTCCTGGCCTGCCCGTATCGGCCGAAATGCCTGGACAACGTCCCTGACACAGACTGTCTCTTCACCCGCAAGCAATCCAAAAATGAGGAACTCGACCAATGAAGATTAAGATCCAATTTATGTCCTGGGTCGGTCGTTCCGCATTGGAGATTGAGGCGGGCAGCATGAAGGAAGCGGTCGAATCAGCCACCAGAGACGGCGCGAACCTCCGTTGCGCGAACCTCCGTTGCGCGAACCTCGACGGCGCGAACCTCGACGGCGCGAACCTCGACGGCGCGAACCTCCGTTGCGCGAACCTCCGTTGCGCGAACCTCTACGGTGCGAACCTCGACGGTGCGAACCTCCGTTGCGCGAACCTCTACGGTGCGAACCTCGACGGTGCGAAGTACGGAGACAAGCAGCTGTGGGATTCTCGCCCGATCCTGCAACTCGGACCGTGCGGCAGATACGGACGGTATACCATCGTCTTTTTCTTTGAAGACAAATCCGAGCCTATCATCCGGTGCGGCTGCTTCTCAGGTACGATTGCCGAGTTTGAAGAGCAGATCCACAAAACGCACGCAGGAACTTTCCACGAAAAGGAATACATGGCCATGGTGAGACACATCAAAGCCATTCGCACTTTGCAGGGTAAAAAGAAAACAACAAGGAAAAACAAAGACCATGAAACTCACTGACGCACTCAAGCAGTCCGGGATCTCCGCCATCGTTTACGGGGAAAGCGGCATTGGCAAGACTCACTTTGCAGGGACACTTCCCGGAAAAACTCTCATCATCGCCGCCGAGGCTAACGGCATCAAGACCCTGGAGAAGTTCCCGGACTCCGTCAAGGCAAATCTCAGCGTGGAATTCCTCCCGGCACCCGGCAAGACCATCGATGAATCATCCGCCCAGTATAACGCCTTCTTCGACAGCCTCATGTTCAAGGACCTGCCGAATATCGACAACATCGTTCTGGACTCTGCTTCCGAGCTCGCGTCCACCCTGCTCATCCAGCGGACGGACGTAAACAAAAACGGCGGCGCGCCCACCATGAAGAACTATAACGAGGTCCAGTCAAGTATGCGCCGCTATATGCGGATCCTGCGCGACCTGGCCATCATCAAGGGCAAGAACGTCCTGATCCTGGCCCTGGAGGCGGAAATGGTCCTCTCCCAGACCGGAGACAACACCATCACCAGTAAAGCCCACCCTGCCATGTCAGGCAAGAAACTCGCACCGGAGATCGAAGGACTTTTCGACATCGTCGGCCACATGGAGAAACTTCCCGACGGCCGCCGCTTCATCCGCCTCGAAGGCACCGACACATTTGTCGCCAAGGATCGGTTCGGCCGAAAGGGCTGTTTCGCCGACGGCAAGATCTTCCTTTCCGGGAAAACGGGCAACGAACAAAACACCAAGGAGAAATAATCATGGCTTTCGGACGCACATACAACGCGCAGAATGTTGACACCAACAAAGGCAAAATCTTCATCCCGGCAGGAGACTATGACGTGCAGATCGTCAGCGCGACTGACGAAGTTTCCCGCTCATCCGGACGCGATCAGATCAAGCTGGAAATTCAGGTGATTTCCGGTCCATGCAAGGGCGGCAAGCTCTACTACTACATCGTGGACGACCAGTATGCCGACCAGAAGATATGGGAAGTCCTGACAGCCTGCCGCCGTCAGATCCCCGCACAGGTAACGAGCAACGCATTCCGTGGCGGTTTGACCGGAAGGTTGCGCGTCAAAAACGAGACTTACCAAGGCGAACAGCGATCCAGCGTCAATTACTGGCTCCGACCGCGAGCCGGAGAAGCCGCCCCCGCGCCTGCTCAGCCTGCGCAGGACCTGCCGCCGGCCAACCCTGACGACGTGCCGTTCTGATTAATGGAGGTAAACCATGCTGATATCCAAACAACAACTTGCGTTCAATGTCTGCGGATATGATGACACCAGAAAGGCAATTCAGAGTATCTGCTTCGACGAAATTGGAGCAATCTCTACAGACGGCAAACGAATTCTGATCGTCCCTTATCCGGTAGATGCCAAACAGGACTTGTTTGAGACGGAAGAGGCAAAAGCGGACGCAAAATTCAAACTTGCGCCGGGCCAAAAAATACTTGTTCACGAGGAACAGGCAAAACAGATTGCGGCAGCATTCTTCAAAGGAGACGGCGCAAATCCCGAAGTTCGCTTTGCCGCTATGGAACAGAAAGAGACAGGTGAGAAACTCATTTCAATGGTAAATCCAGAACAGAAGATCCGGAAGGAATTTCTGCTGGATGAATCCTTTGACGGCGGTTTTCCGGAATACAAACATGTCCTTCCAAAATCCGAAACGACGCTTGCAGTAAGAATCAGCATCAATCTGCTGCTGGATCTTCTCTCCAAAATGAAAAAAGCGCAGGGCGATAACACCTCTGAATTTGTCGAATTCAAATTTCATGGGGCTATGGGCGTTTTTGAACTGATCCTGGGAGAGAACGAAAACACCATTCGTGCTTATATGTCTCCATGTCTCAAAGAGAAAGACTAAGCATGCTGCCCCTCCGCCCATATCAGCAGGAGTGTCTGGACGCCATCGAAGCGCACGGACCCGGCCGCTGGCTCTGCCAGCTTGCCACCGGACTGGGAAAGACTGTCATCTTTGCCAGCATCCCGCGGCATGGATCGACCCTGATCCTGTCCCACAGACAGGAACTGGTCATGCAGCCCATCCGCTACTTCGATTGCCCCACCGCGGTTGAAATGGGAAAAAGCCGGGCGTCCTCTCTCGGGCGCCCGGCCGCTCCCGTGACTTCCGCCAGCATCCAGACAATGGCCCGGCGACTCGACTGCTATGATCCCGACGCCTTCCGGACGATCATCGTGGACGAGGCGCATCACGCCGCCAGTCCAACGTACCGGAAAGTCCTGGACTACTTCCGCCCGTCTCGGCTCCTCGGCTTCACCGCCACCCCGAACCGGGCGGACGGTCTGGGCCTGGAAGCCGTCTTCGACGAGATCATATTCAAGAAGGATCTCCGCTGGGGAATTGAGAACGGCTGGTTGTCCCGGATCTGGTGTAAACGCGTCAATATCGGATATGACCTGTCCCATGTCTCTGTCCGCATGGGCGACTACGCCCCCGGTGAACTGGAACGCGCCGTCAATGTGGATTCCTGTAATGCCGCCATTGCGGAGATCGTTTCGACTATGGCCGAACCGCCTGTCCTGATCTTCGCCGTGGACGTGGCCCATGCGGAAGCCATTGCTGCCAGGATCCCCGGAGCAAAAGCACTGTCCGCCAAGTCTCAGGACCGCGCCCAGGTCGTGGAAGACTACAAGTCAGGCAAGGTCCCCG